AATAAGGCTTTTATACTACTAACCCTATGTTATAATAGGCTTGTCTGGGATTACCCTTAACGGTAGCCCACTTAAAGCCTATAAAAGCCAAAGTATGTAGATACATCATGGCTTTTTTCTTAAAGGATCATTAATTTTATGCCATAAAACACACTTGAAATTGTCCTGTTCTCTTTTACATGGATCACACCTAAATGCCCTTTGTGAGTTTACCTCTGCATCACAACAGCAGCATAGTGGTCTTTTGCCTCTGCTTCTACATTTACCACATCTGACTTTGATTCCCAATGCTATGTTATCACAATGGAAATTAGCACATTGATTAGCCAATTCTGTTATACACCTTATGCTTTACATATTTGCTTGTGGTCCTGCATGGCTGTCTACATTCAGGACATCTTTTTGGCTTGAATATTAGCCATTTGTTACAGTTACTACAGTAATTATGAGTAAGATAACCTGATTTTTTACTTGATACGCCTTTGGGAGTTGTCATATGGTTTATTAACCTTAGTTAGATAAAAATCTTGTGCGTATCTTACACTTGTTTAGCATGGCAGGAGTGGCAGAAATCATGTGCGAGTACGGTGCAGGAGACAAGGTGTTGCAGTTGCAGCAGTTTGACACTATGGGATTTTATCAATATTATGGCGTTACAGAAACTTTCAAGGACTTGCAAAGTCTTATCAAACGAGCAGAGGACATACAGACATCATATGACAAGATAGTGATACATGACTATTCAGAGTTCAAGCTAAACTTTCCAAAGAACAAGGTCGTGCTGATATTTCATGGATCAAAGCTGAGAGGCCTAGATGATAATGAGATAGAGTCTGTAAAGGAATATCCCTGCTTTGTAACGACTTCTGACCTCCTGGACATACTGCCATTTGCGACACACTTGCCAGCTCCTCTAGATCGTGAACTTTTCAAAAAAGACGTTGAAGGGTATGGATGGATAGCAATCAACAGGTCGTATCAGAGAGACTTTGTAGAAAAACGAATCAAGGAGAAATATCCTGATGTAGAATACTATGAACGCAACGCTGGCAGCATTATCAGATACGAGGATATGCCAGACTTTCTGTCACAGTACAAACACTATGTAGACTGGAAGTTTACAAATGATGCCGAACCTGTATCTTTGCCTGATCCGTCTTGTACTGGAATACAGGCCTTGGCGTTGGGACTGACAGTACATGACAAGGATGGAGGAACTTTGTCTCCACATTTACTTCTCATTCATGATGCAAAGCGAGTAGTTCAGAGGTTTATGGATGAAATTTGACTAGAACAAGAGGACCAGATCTTTCAAAGGACTTTCATGAGTATATCAGCAGCCAATGGATGTTCTTTGGAAGAAACGCATACCAGATAGCAGAGCAGATAAACAAGGACACACAGCTTATGAGCAAGTACGGAAAGACAACTCCGTCAGGCGTACACTACCATATCAAGCAGATACAGCAGGAGATGGAGAACTCTATATCTGAGGATGCCATGGACACATACATTGGAGAGTTTATCAGGGCTAGACTTGGCTTTGAACAGGATGTCATAGCATTGGAGGAAATAATGGCAGACGAAAAGTCCAAGGGATTTGACAACATGGACAAGGAACTTTATCTAAAGTTTGCAAGAACAAGACATGAGATTAAGCTGGACTCGTTTAAGATGTTACAGGATTCAGCATTACCGTTACAGGTCAAGAAACTAAAGATGGAACGTGCAAAGCTAAGACCTGCAAGACCAATGCCTGAGGTAGAGGACAATGGGGTTAGCGAATAAAAACACGCTACAGATAATATCAAATGCAGCAACAAGAGATACACCGACAGTACCTCTGACATTCTGGTGCAAAAACTCATTGTCTGAATCAGACGAGTGCTGTTTTTGGCATTACATATTTCATCCTTACGGTGGACCAGAACGTGACGGAATATACCACCCATGCTACGACTATGAACAGAAAATACTGGACAAGATGCAGATGCAGGAACCAGAGTCAGAGAGAACAAACCCTTGCAAGTGGTTTGCAGTTTACAAGGCAACTGGATTAGGATTAACGGAATTTGTCTTGCTATGGATAGTATGGAAGTCATTGGTAGATCCCTGGTTCTCAGGAAAGGAGGCAATCATAATTACAGGACCTAACGTTGATCTGGCACAGGATCTTATACTCAGAGCGAAAAGCTTTTTACAGAAGAAAGGTTTAGGATATGTAGATCATGGAGCATACGAAGTCGACATTAACGGAAGCCGAATCAAATGTTATCCCTCGAATAACATCCATTCAGCTAGAGGTAAACCAAAGATTAGTCTCTTTTTTGGAGACGAAGCAGCGTTCTTCAAACTCAGAGATGATTCAGTCGTTAGAACAGTCGGAGAGAGATATATTGGAAAATCAAATAGTTGGGTTATATGGGTATCTACAGCAGGAGAGGAACCGAGAGGCTTTTTTTACGACATTATGCTCGAACCTAACGAAGGTCCAGAAAAGACAATATATGAAAGATTCCATTTTTATGTTGAGGCAGGTCTTAAGACAGATCCGAAAACTAAAACATCTATCTTCTCGCCAGAATATCTAAAAAAGGCTTCACAGGCCAGAAGTTACGAAAGGGAGTATCTTGGTGTATGGGGTAAGAACGTAGGAGACATATTCTCTCCAGAGGGAATAGAGTTATGCTGTGGAACTGAATACGAGTGGACAGTAGATGATGATACTAATGACAGAGTGATTGGAATAGATCCAGGATTCGGATCCTCTGAGTTTGGAATATGTATCATGCAAAAACGAAAGGGAAAGAAATCAGTTATCTATGCAGATGCCTTTGAGAGGGCAAGTTACATTGACATTATCAACAAGGTAAGGCTGCTGTCAGACAAGTTCAAGACAAAGCGTATATTCGTGGACTCTGCATGGCCTGAGGGAATAAGGGATCTCAGAGACAAGTATTACATGAACGTACAGGCTATAGCATTTAATCAGTACGGAGAAAAGATGCTAAACTATGCAGCAAACAACGTGGACTTTGAAAAGGTAGAGATTCATCCGTCATTTAAGAAACTCAAGATGCAACTAATGACAATCAAGTTCAACAAGAAAGGTGGAACCGACAAGACCAAGCAGAATCCGTTTGATCTGGGAGATGCTTTTTTGCTTGCACTATACTACTATAAGATGGGATCAGGAACACTAGCTGGAGTTGGCTAGTTCTTCCTCATAAGTAAGACCTTCTTCCTTGCAAGGACACCAATCTCCGTTGCCTTCCATACAGTAGCCTATTCCGTCTACAGAGCCATGCATCAGCATACCATGTCCACAGATAAGACACTCACTTTGCACGTTTTAATCTCAATGTATTTTCTAACTTGTCCTTAACCTTAGAACCAAATCTAGGCAGTTTCCTGTCTTTCTTTTTTGGTTTTGGTTTGCTGAAATCTGCAACAAAAGCCTTGTGATCTCCAACGGTAACAATAGGGGTAATGCCTTTCATCAATGCGACATACAGCACGACATTGGGATCTGAGTTTCTTCTTAGAGAGTTCATACAGTATTCATCAGAATAGTAAGCTGGCCAAGTACATATTTCGTATAAATGATTTTGTTGTAATTCATCCAACTGTTCGTTACGAATCATTGGATATACAGGAGCAGGAGTATGAACTGCTAGCATATACTTTCTATAATACGATATTATATATAAACTATATGGTTTTATATCTCAAGTTGGACCAAAATGTGTGGGCTCAGCGAGACTTTACTGACTCTGCACTATATGACCTATCAGGAACGGTATATGACGACAATACACTAACAACGGCAAGAAACATCTCAGCATTTACAGGAACACTCAGACTTATAGACCAGAATGGAGAACTAATTTTCTCCACTCAACAAAACCTTACGTTAAACTCTGATGGAACATTCCTAGTAAAGTTTGGACAGGGTTTGAGTCCTGTAGTACAGGGAACATACAAGATAAGGTTAAGATTAGAAGTTTCAGGAACCAGACTGACCTGTGTGGGTGTAAATGGCTCAGATGAAATCTATTTTGAGTATGATTAACTGTATTTTTACTTCCTTTGATTAACTTTAATGCTATTTTGACTATTGGCAGACATTTTTACAGTAAATAAGACCGTTTCTGGCTCAAATATGCCAGTTTTACCCAAAAATACTCTAGTTAAGGAGAAATATGAGGGTTCTATCAGGGTAATTGAGGCATTTAATCAGAAAAGTGAGGTAAATCAGTCAGATTGGCAAGATGAACTGGCTCCAGACCGACCTTTTGTTGAAACTATCAACGCAATCAACCAAGATCCTAGATTAAATCTGTCAAACGAGACATATATTCAAATGGTCCTAGGAAAAGGACTCAGAGTTACGGCAAAAAAGGAATCCGTAGCAGATATGGTAACAGAATGGTTTGATGAGATTAATTGGGATGAACAACTGGAAGATGCACTATACTCTTATCTCGGATGTGGCAATATGTTCTTTGAACATGATCCTACTTACGGAGAATATGTGGAAGTTCCTGTTACAACAATACAAAGCATTGTAAGAGACAAAAAAGGAAACGTAAAATATTACTTACAACACGTTAACGAACAAGATATCAAATTAAGACCAAATGAGGTAACACAATTCAAACTAACCAACGTATCAAGAGAGGCATTTGGCAGAGGATTACATCATTCAGTATTGTCAACATATACCAATCCAGATACAGGAGAGATATTTGATTCTCCATTGATTCAGATGAAAAAGATGGAGGATGCCATGCCAAAGATATTTGAAGGTCATGCAGATCCAACAGTAATGTTCCACTTTGCTGATGCAGGAGAACAGTTCATCAAGACTCAGGCAGATGCACTAAAGAAGATGAAACATGGATCAAAGATAGTCACAGACAAGGAGTTTGATGTCAAGGTTATCGAGTCAAGTGGAAACAGCAAGTTTGAGGGCTACATAGAGCATATACAAAGAGACTTGTTAGAACCAGGTTCCAAATTCCCATTACAATTCTTCAACGCTGGATTTACTGCCAGAGCAGCATCCGAATCTACTGACTCTGTATTGACAAGAAAGGTAAAAAGAATACAGTCAAGATTGGCAAATCAGATCAAGATGAAAATGGTAATTCCATATCTTAAAAGACAGGGCAAGACTGTAAAATCCAAAGACATACAGATATTCTTTGAAACACCTCAGAAACAGGAAGCAACCATAGCAGATGTTACAACGTCATTCAGAGACAATCTTATCAAAAGATCAGAGGCAAGGAAATGGTTTATCGCAAACTCTAGCATAGACATCAACGAGAATGACATGAAGGATGAAGCACCTATTACAAGTGTCACTCCAACTAACCAATTACAAGATACAAGAGATGAACCAGAAAACACTTCCATTAAAGACAATGATACCAATGAAAAACTGTTAGAGATGGTCCACCTCAGAGAAGAATTAGACAGAGCAGAAAAGAGAAAGAATACTGAGGAGATATTGAATTTCATAAGAGGTTTGAAAAATGATTAGAATATACACAGATAAACAAACAGATAACGTAATAGAATCTTTAGATCTAGGCAGAGTATCACTAGGAGAGACTGTAAAATATACAATGTATATGAAGAACACAGATACCCAATGGCCTGTACATAACATCAAAATAGAGAACGCAAATCCTGAACTAAGATTTGAGATACCTGATGTGTTAAAAGCAAACGAGGTCAAAGAAGTGTTTGTTTACTGGACTCCTAAACTAGACAGCAGAGAACCGTTACTAACAAAGTTTGAATTTTCAGGCGACGTATTCATAGGATAATGCCTTATTCGTATCTGAGTTATTCAGATGATTTCATATTAGATACAGCTCCTAAAGTCTATAAACCAGGAAAGAAGCTCATATCATTCCCACAGACTCAGCATATACAAGGAACGATAAGGGTAAAAGGAAACACAAGACTTCCACTAGACAAAGAAAAGATAGTTGTAAGGGCAAGTGCATTTGAAAGTACATCACAATTAATATCATACAATGGAATTGTCAATACCGTAGGAGAGGCAACCATAAAAGGTGTAGGATCAAGGAATGTCAAATCAAAGGCTATGATAATAGGATCTAAAATAAATACAGTAAGAGAATCAGTTACAATCAAAGGCAAGAAAGACTATGTAGTAGTCATTAACAAAATACAAGAATTACTAAACTCATAAATACTTCTCTATATTGCTTTAAACAGAAATTACTCATGGCAGAACGCATAGCAGGTATAGCATTGATGCCTAGACAGTCACGTAACGGTGTATATTATGATACAGAAGAATTAAAGAAATTTGACGGTAAAACAGTACCACTAAGGGTAGAACATAACAAAGAAACTCACATAGGCCAAGTAACATTCTCATTTGACGAGGAAAAGAGTCAGGTAAAATATGAAGCAACAGTATTTGACTCTGAATGGCAAAAAACATTAGAGAACGAACAGTATCAGGTATCAATAGGAGCATCAGTATTGGAGCAAAGAACTCTATGTGATGAAATGAAAGCCAAATGTCTCAATGCACCTGTATTGGATGAAATATTAGAATTATCAGTAGTAAGAACACCTGGAATACCAGAATCTACTTTACACGTAGTAGAATCACATAACGCACAGTATATCAAAATATTAAACGAGCAAGAAGTACCTGCTTCATTTGGAGGATTCGTTGATCCTATCAGATTAAGACAGGAAATTACAGATAGCATTAAACAAAAGAATCCTGACCTTGAATCAGATGAGATAGACAGAAAGTCAGGAGAATTACTAGGAACATTAGAAGTTGCATTTATGAGACTAATATCTCCACCTCCACAACTTGAGCCTACTGCACAAGAACCAATAAAAGATGATATTACTTCCAATAAAGACAAAGACAAGAAAACATACATGACAACCGAAATTTCTGAAAAGAAAGTAGAGGAAAAAGTCAAAGTAACCATTGAAACAGATGGCGAAGTAGAAGTAGGTAAAGCAGAAGCAAAAACTGAAGTAGCACCA